CTAAGAACAATGAACGAAGGCGAGCAGGCTATGGCTAAGAAAGATATGAAAGGTCTAAGTGGATATGCTCATGGTGGTAAAGTAGATCATAAAAGCATTAGCGCCTGTGAAAAATCTATGAGTAAGAAACGTGGTCGCTAAGAAGAAAGGGAAGAGTAGAGTTAATGAAGCAGGGAATTACACAAAGCCAGCCATGCGTAAGCGGCTATTTGAAAAGATTAAGGCGGATAGCAAAGGCGGTAAAGCAGGCCAGTGGTCTGCAAGAAAAGCTCAGATGCTTGCTAAAGCTTACAAAGAAGCAGGCGGTGGCTACACGTAAAGCTAAGTTCTATATAAAATTATATAAAAGGAATTTGTATGGCACTTAAAAAGTCTCAGCAATCTCTAAAGAATTGGACAAACGAAGATTGGGGAACCAAGTCTGGTAAGCCTTCTACTCAAGGCCCGAAGGCTACGGGCGAAAGATACTTACCTAAAAAAGCTAGAGAGTCCTTAAGCTCTGCTGAATATGCCGCAACCTCTGCAAAGAAAAGAGAAGACACAAAAAAAGGCAAGCAGTTCTCCAAACAGCCGAAAGGGATTGCTCAAAAAACTGCTCGCCATAGGGCCAGTAAGGGCGGCTTCCTTGCCAACGCTATGCCTACTGGCAAACCCTGTTGATTGCATCTATCTCTGTCTCTAGCTTGGCGTGTATGTCTCCAGTGATTTCTTTAAAGGCTCTGATAGCCGCACGAATTAATACTTGAGACTCTTCTTCCCTGAAGACCTTGGCGATGTGATGATCTGGTAACTCAGTATGCTCAGTGACTAGCACACCATCTGAGTCTATCAAGATCTTAAAGCCAATAATAGTTCCTTCTTTCATACCGCTTCCTTTTAATTATAATTCACAAGCTCCACCAACGCAAGCTAATGTTTGCGCTCCCTCCGTAAAGTCATCCGACTCATTTAGATTCCAATCAAATTCTGTTGGGAATCCTTTCATCATCTCATTGTATTCTTCTTCTGTGATCTGCTCATAAGGCGCTTGAGCATAGCTGTGATCATCATACGGTAGAAAAGATATACCTGAGATTGTATCAAAGTTATTGTATACCCAATTACCTATCTCAAGAAAGTCTGAGTCACGGTAATAGACTGTGATGCTAGGCTTATGCTCACACCAATGTTCTTGATACTTAGCCCATAACTCTAGCTGTTCCATCCCTGTCTGCTCTGAGGCGAACACAGCGGCCTCTGGAGCCTTCTTAGGGAAGGAGAATACCTTGGTACTGGGTGAGAAGTTATCAACCTCACAAGGCACTCCAGCGTCTTCTAAGACCTTACACAGAGGGTCACGCATATCAGCCCTAACACGGCGAATATAATAAGGGGCGTAGCGTCCGTGAATACCTGATGCAGAATCAACTAGCTGAGAGACTGTTCCACTAGGCTTGACGCAGGTGATAGCCGCGCTCTGAGGAATACCCAAACGCTCTGCCCACTCTTTGTTAGTAGCTATAGCCACATCACGCAGATCCTCAAGCAGTACATCAAGGTCTTCGTTCTCAAGAGTAAGTAGTGGGTTGTCTAGGATACCCGTCAAGCTGACACCCAGCAAAGATTCTTCTTCGGTATTGGTTTTCCAAATACCTCTCAGGTAGCGGAAGTCCGTGAGGGTGGCTTGGAGAGTTCCCAAGATAGTCGCAATTCGTACTTTTCTCCTGAGAGATTTAGCCGTATCTTCCGGTCTGACGACAACTTCTGAAAGGTTGCATACTTGTGACTTTCTAAGGATGATTTCAGAGCATGGATTTGTTCCGAAATCTCTGTTGCTATCCCGCCTACCATTTCTTTCAGCTTGTTTTTGGCTTGCGGCTCTACTGAATATTCCTCGTTCTCCACTTTTTGATTCATAAAGACTCCTCCATTCATCTAAGAATTGTTCAAAAGATGGCTTGATATTATAACAAGCACTGTTATTTGCAAGGCCACGTTGAGACTCAGTGTTATACCAAGCTCCGTGCTTTGCTTGTCGTAATGCGTCATCTGATAGGTCTGACAAACTGATCAAGGCTGATCGTCTGACTCCTCCGACAACGACGATTTGAGCAATTTTACAGCAAAGATCGTGGCATTCAAGGGACGTAAGCTTTCGTCCAGCCGCTCCCTTAAATAATCTAACTGTAAATTTGAAGAGGTCAACAAGAGGTTCTGGGCCACTTGCTCTACCTCCAAAAGTTTTAAGGCTGGAACCCGCAGGTCGAACTCTAGATGTATCCCATTCTGGTATTTGACCAGAATACAACAACGATACCAACTCCCGATACGATTTCGCCCATCCAACTTTTGAATCCGGTATGTGTATGACTGTATCTGTTGCATGAAAAGCCTCTGCAATTTCTGGAAGTTTAGAAACGTATTGATCCTCTACACTATAACCTACACCTGTCCCGCACATAAGGACGTACATCATTTCATCAAATGATCGTGGGCTGTCGATAGCAATGTAACTACAATTAAAGCCTGCCATGTTATCACGATCCAAGGCTGGGCCAGCAGTCATCAAAGCTCGCATAGATGGCATGACTTCTAAGCTGTCGATAGCTGTTAGAAGTTCATCGTAAACATCATCAAGATCAAACTTGTTTGCAAAGTAATTGAGGTATCTTTCTACTGTTTCCTCCCAAGTCTCTCGACGTTCTTCACTTGGTAGGTAACGGGCGTATCGGCTTTTGTGTATGTATTGTTGATAGGCGTCCAATGATCTTACTCCTTTGTTCCGTGGTATATTTCGACCAATTTGTTATTTCGTTTAGAGTCCTTCCACATCCAATGCACACTTCATCCTTTAGTGTACATACTTTTGTGCATGGCGATTTCATTCCATATCATCTATCGTATTCAAATCATTTATATTTAATTTATATTTGTTGCGCTTTTTTATTGGCTTGTATTTATCAGCATCACGCTCTTCGTGCTTCTTTCTTTTGTGCCGACTGAACTTCTCTAGCCGCTCACGCTTACGATCATTCATCATCACTCAAGCTCTCTCGCTTTGAAGCGTCTATCCAAGAGGCTGGGATGCTGTCTTCAGAGAACCAGCGGAACCCCTTAGAGGAAGCCCACTCAGCATGATTACGTCTTGTCCCATCTTTCCTGCGCTTTGCTTGAGGCATGGGCGCATCAGGATCTGCAAACAAAAACACAAGCTCAATATTTTCCGGTAAAGCTTTAGCAATCCAAACATACTTATTGTATTCATTATGATCCCAGAACCTGCCCTTCGCCTCAAGATAAATCTTTTTGCCTTCAATCTCACGGATAAAGTCTGGATGATAGGTATGCTCTACAACATACTCTGTCTTTTCAGAATGAAGACTCCAATCATTTAGGATGCCTGAGTGCAACTCATACTCCCAATTAGAATCATACCCCCTAACAGGTGCTTTATCTATGGGGCGCTTAACTCTTGGACGCCTCGACCCCTTTTTAATTTTAGGTTTCAATGTATTGTAATTCTATCTTCAAAGTAAATTTTTAATATCGTATATAACTCAAACAACAACTCATTATCTATCGGCTCTTCTTCTGCTATTTGTTTAGCGCAATAAAAAATTAATGCTTCTAAACTTAAAAGCTTCATAATAGATCAGAATAGTTATAACTGTCAATAGGCTTAGAAGGATTTCTTCTAAAAAGTTTTTTGAGTTTTCGGCGTGTCCACTTTTCTGTAAACGACGAATTAAAAATTTGATTCTCTCTAAAATAAAACGGCGATTGATTTAGATACTTCTTGTAATTTTCTAGCGTAATTGTATCTGCCATATCTTCGGTAGGCATTAAACTTTTAAGCCATTGAACAGAAATAACAGAAACGTGCCTATTTATTTTTTTCATTATTTTTCTATTCACACAAGCTCCTCAACTCTTGGCGGTACTTCAACGTGCGTCAGATGAACAAGCCCATGAGAATACTTGAATGTTCGTAAACCGAAACCATTATTGGCATCCTTGTGGCACTCGTATTTATATGAACAGTAGTTGCAGTTACGGTTTAGTTTCATGTTACCTTTCTTGCCCTCTGGTACAGACTCGTAACATCGTGGCGGTGGGGTAGTAAGCTTCAGTGCTTTCTTTACATTCTGTATCTGCATATTGATACTAGGCTTGTCTAGCTCTTCTGGGCGATAGAGACAAAGCTCACCGCTCTCTTTGTTGATGACTAAGAAGCCGCCCTCAGAAGACTTCTCAGCCTCCTCGTAGCCTGCAAGCTGTGACATATATCCAAAGGGATCATCTTCTCGTAAGCGTCCTTCGCGGAACTTATTGAAGGCTATCTTAGATGCAGTCTTTACATCAACGACCTCGCCATCAATCTTACAATCTATGTGTCCTTTGACACCCTTAACCGAAACTTCTTTTTGTTCATCACTGACCTTGTGGCCTGCGGCACGAACAAGCATAAGGACAATCTCCTCAAGGATATGTCCATAAAGAAATTTAATTTGTGTCGCTGGAGAGGGCGCTGAAGATTCAGACGGTAGGTTCTGCTCGTACCAAAGCTGTCTAGCTGGGCGACCAATGTTAGACATACGCAAAGTAAACTCAGAGTTTCTTGCTGATGGTCTTGCCCACGCTAAAATGGAATCCTTAATACGGGCGAGTGTAAAATCTAGATCTGCTTCTGATAAATTAAATTCACGACCTTCGGATAGCTCTGAAAGCTGTCCATAAATATCGTCAATCAGTGTGTCAAGTTTCATTTTCTATGCCTTACGAAGCGACACTTGCGTGTCTTTGAATTGTAGTGCAGATACTGTACACCAAGTTCTTTCTGAAGTGAAGTCTTTGAAGATAGTCTACCATCTTTATAAGACTTCACATCTATCAAAGTGATCTCACCTTCTGGATTCATAGCCACAATGTCCACTGGCCCTGTACATCCACAGTTCTTGAACACATGATAGCCGTTGTCCCATAGCCATGTAACGGC